CTAAGTTCTGGCGGAACTTGGGCGATAGCCGTCTCAAGTGTGTAGCGGTTTGTTCCATCGGTACCCGAAGTAGGATGATGGACGGAAATATTGTACTCGGTAGTTCCTTTTACCCTCTGCTGATGCTCTTCCTGCTGTTTGTTTACCATTTGGAGAAGCTGTTCTCCGACCAGTGCGGCCGTATTGGATTCCGGTAGTTCATTCTGCCTGATTTTATTTGCTCCGGAAATCAACTGTTCATAAGACTGTGTAGCCATATCATTTATAAGTTTTATCAAAAGTTTCGTCAAAAGTTCTATCCAATAAGAAAGCCTTGCGGCAGTTTATAGACTTATAAGGTTCGGACAACGGTATTGCCGCAATGACTCCGTAGAGCTGGTTGTCGGAGTTCACCACATAATCCGCTTCCACCTCTTCGAGTGAGAAGGCAAGCCATTGGCGGTTCTTCCGTTTGTCTTCAAGTATCTGGTTGAGTATCTCGTCAAGAATACGTTCACACCTTTCAAGAACCGTTTCTATTTGAACGTAGTCGGAAGTGTCGGATACATGCTCCACTACAAACAACAGGTAATTCCGGTCTTTTTTATAAGCTCCCGGACCACCGCCGTAACCGAATCCGGAACCACGGTCCAGAATCATCGCCGGATAATGGAGCACACTGTCCAATGCCGTATGCTTCTCCCTTTCGGATGAGAGGAAATGCACCTCGCCGTTCTCCTTGTGCCGGATGTCAACGTGCCTTTCGGCCAAATTCTCTATGTACTCTGAAAATGTCATTTTTTCTGTTTTTGAGCGTCACGTATTCTTTTATTAAGCAGGCGGAACGCAGTTGCCACCGGCATTGCCTGGTATTTCTCCATGACCGCCACATCATCACCGACAAAGGCATCGAATATGTCGAGCCAATTGACCGACGGTGCAGCCAGCTTCTTTTGCCCGTCCTTCTGTTCCCGTTCGTCATCCAGCGGAAACAGGAAAGGAAAAGCCTTCGAGAGCCACCTCTTGACAAAAACGTAGTTCAGGAATATGGCGTATTTGATATGCCTGTCAATCTTTGCCACTTTCATTACCCGTTTTTGCAATATCAGAGGTTTCTGTCTGCTAAATAAGCCGTTTTTTCCTCCTGACGGTAGGACAATATACTCGTTACTCTTCAGATATAGCATTGATACGAAAATATCCAATGATGAATCCTTGCTGTCACGAACATATCGGTTGAAAGCCGTGTCCACGTGCATGAAATGTTCAAAGCACATTCCTTTCAGACGTTCACCCGGCGCCTTGAGTCCCGCTACATCGGAAAGTATGAAACGGTCCATCCGGACACGACAGTCACCGATAAACTCCACAAGCTCGCCCAACTTATACCTGTAATAATTGTCGGAACCGGCTCCGGACGGCAGGGAGTAGAACTTCTTCAGGAATGATGATTCATCCATTTCCTGAAGATACAGCCGCGACACAAGCAGGAACTGTTCCGGTGTCAGTTCTTCCCATTTCTCCGGTACCAGGCACGTCACTTCACGCCGGATGCCAAAGCTGCGGTATTCAATGCGAAGCTCTTTCATGTCCAGAATGTGCGTTTATGGTCATTATCCCGGTGGAATATTCTTCTGGGGTCACCGGCATACAGTTCTGCAAAATAACAGCGTACCGTCCTTAGCAGAGCCGTCATATACATATCCGCATCCGCCTTCAGGTTCTGAATCTGTACGGCTATCCGTTCCGCATCGACGGGTTTCCTTTCCTCATTGCCTTTTTCACCCGGCTGTACCGTAGTGAAGTACAGTCCCCGGTCCGTTATGCTGCCCGTTTCCATCAACAGACGTCTGACCGCCATCGCAACAATGTAGCGGGAACAGGCCAGACGCAGACGTTCCACATTTTTCCGCCGCCCTTCATCTTCAGAAGGATTGACCAGCCCGTCAATCAGATGTTCGTACAGTTTGTCCCCGATAGCCGGCTGAAGCAGCATTTCCTCGACAAACTTCAGATGCGGCTGCAAACGCAGGAAGATAATCCGGCTACCGTTGATAAAACAGACATCATTGACATCCGCGGTACTGCGGACAATGGCGGATTTACGGTCCTGATAAGCCTGCGAGGTCGCGAACTCCGGATATTCCGCTATATGGGCATACAGGAATTCAAGCAGTTCGTCAAGCGCATTGAATCCTTTGTTCCGTAACGATGTCCGCAGGTTGTCTTCCTGATACTTGTACACCTGCTGGAATGACTCGTTGTTGTCGGACTTCTGCCGTTGGAAGCCCGCATCGGTGATACGCATGCTGATTTCATCAAAATCATTCCAGAACGCCAGGTTCGCGTTTGCCCGCTTGCAAATCTCCAGCAGGCGGCTGTCCAGCTTCTCCCGTTCGGTTGCCCCTTCAGTATTCTGTTCCAGTACATCCGGATTCGGTCCGAATCTGTATATCTCAACCACTTCACCCGCCATCGCATCGCCCAATAGCGGTACAAGGTATTGCCGGAAAGCATTCCGAAGCGGCGCTTCCATCATGTCAAAGGAGATGGCGGTGTTCACCTTCATCACCGCTTTCAGCTCCTTGCCGTTGTTCCATTTTTCTGCACTGAATATCATTAGCTCAATGTTTTTTTGGTACCGCTGCCGGTATCAAGGGTTACCAGGACTGTATTACGGAAGCGCAACTCGCATTCCGGCATACCGTTTATCTTTATGTAGAGTTCTATCGGATCCAGAATATTCTGCCGGTCAATCCATGCATTGGCTATATTCACGAGGAATGCCTCGCGGATATTGGAACCGCCCTGGTTGCCCGCGTATGTACCACCGGGCATACCGGCACCGAGCACATTGGGATTGACCATCAGGGCGAACAGGATTTCCGAGTTGGCGGCTGCCGATACCGGCAGATTGTCACCGCCCTGGTATTTATTCTCCAGCGGCTTGATTTTCCATTCCTCCTCAATCCTGCCGTTCATTTCATTTACGGCATAATGCGAGAAAATGGGTTTTTCCGCATTATCCGGACCGCAAAGGTTCTGCTCCACAGAGTCCATGTACTTCTGTATGGCCGCCTCACGTTCCTTGGCCGAATAGTCCTTGGACGGATATTTTTTCTCCCAATAGGAATACGGTATCTGCACATGCCATTTCCAGGTAATCTGGTTCTTGTAGGCTTTCTTGAGGAAATGGGGGATGAGATGGGCTATTTCCACCCATCCACAGACGTAGGCAGGCCACCAGATGGGCATGCCATAGAGATCATCGTTACTCCAACTGTCACGTACCGGCATGATGAAACCATCCTTCATCTTTCCGGCAAACTTCAATACCTCGGCGTGCATCTGCGGGTCGTACTCCGACAAAACCTCCAGTCTGGTATATTGCCCCTTGTCCGGACGCTGCGGCCAGTATCCGGAAATGATGCACTTGCATGCTCCGTACCCATCCACTTCGGAGTAACGGCGGTAAAGCGCATTGACCGGATTGATGCCGGCAAAAGAGTTGGCAGCTGCCGAGGGTACGAACTGGACGGCACCGTTGCCGAACTTCAGGTAATCCCGCAGCACCTTCTCCATGTAGCGCCTCACGTTCCGGGAAGCGATAAAAGCCTGTACCCGGCTGTCCGTAACGGGCTTCAGTATCTCGTTGCCGCCATCGTCGTAACCGTTCACCGTACAGGGATATATGCCCTGCCCAAGTGTCAGGTTACGGAGGAACTTCAAGCCCGTATTGAGCACGCTGGTGTTTCCGATCTCCTCGGCGGCCTTCTGCGGGAAATCGTTCTCGTCTCCCCACGGACGCACCTTCACCCCGTCGATGTCTATATAGGAGACATTCGACAAGTCGTATGGCGACAGGATCCGGGCACGGTCCTTCATCTCCTTCTGCGGTGTTCCCGTCGTCTCACCGAATATATATGTGGATTGCATCAATAGGGGAATGCCGCTTGAATTAAACAGTATGTTCATCAGAATACGATTTTCATTTTGTTATATTCCAGTATCAGGTCAATATCCACCGGATACGGATGTCCTTCGGGATTACCTTTGCAATCACAGGGTTGTACGCCCCGGAGTTGGTACTCCTTCATGTTCATGCGTCCGGCACCACATGCGTATGCCTGGGGAATAAAATACACCCTGCCTTCCTTGCTGACGAACTTAATTGAAAAGATGTGCCGGCGCCCGCGTTCGTCCGTGCGAATATCCATGTCGGCCAGTGCTAGATTTCTGCGTATTGTTTCCATATTGAATCAGTTAAATGTATAGTCGAATGTCCGGTCAAAAATACCTATCCTGTCATTGCGTATCCGTTCAAATTCCATGTAACCGCGTTCCGCAGGACGATATGTCACAGTAACGCTGAACTTCTCGCTTCCGCTCTGCCTGTGCAGCAGATCTACGTCCGTAACCACTATTTTTCTCTGCCCGGCAGTATCATATACACGGATATCGACGGACGTTACCATATCTGTCAGAGCTTTATACTTGGCAATACTGAGATAACCGCTGTTTACTGTTCTGACATCCGACAGTTCGGGGTCTATCCTCATATCCTCCTGCATGAGCGACACGATTTCACCATTCAGTTCGGGATTATACTCCACAAGTCCGGTAAAGGCAATAGTCTCCGGTAACCCGAAGCTGTTGAGGTAGATAAAATTGCTTGTATTCCGGTAATAATGCCTGTCCATGCAGTACCTGATTCGGTCCGTATTGCCGGTATCGGCTGTAACAGTCACGTCATAATAGAGTATGGTATCGGCAGAAACCCCGGAAAGCGATGCAATCCTCGCCGGAGACACCCGAAAAGCAAGCATGCCGGTCCGTCCACCCAGCGTAACGGATTTTCGGGCATATTTCTCCACTCCGTTACGGACATGTGCCACACCAATATGCAATGTCGTGGCGGCATCTGCAAAGAACGGCACGTATTCTTCCCGGCCTATAGCGGTATTTACTCTTTTATACCGGCTATAAATCATACCGGGTTCAGGCACGCCGGTTGAGACCCTGCCTTTGGAATACCAAACTGTTACACTGCGGTACACGGCTGTATTTTTGTCCTGGCAATAAATGTAGATGTTCCGTATGTCGCCCGTATAAAAATCATTCAGCGCTGAAAAATCAGCGGGAGTGAAATAACAGTTTATCAGTTTGTCGAAATCTGGCAGGATAACCTTGCCCGCTACGGGATAGAACCTTTCATGACTCATTATATAGGTACCCGCAACACTCAGACTGATATCAACATACTCGTTTATATCGGTAATGGCCACATCGGTCAAATTACCGGAAAAATACACTCCGCCATCGTCCAATCCCTGTATCACCATTTCTTTATGTCTTTAGATATACCTATTACCATAGCCTTGTTATACCAATCATATCCGGCCCTAAACTCCCAGGATTTGCGGCGGTATCCGGCCTGGAGTATGCAACTATGACTTCCCAGCAAGATACCTGCCGTCAAAGCATTGTTATGAATAACCGGTTGCCTGTAATCCACCACTACCGTTCGGTCAAGCAAGGCGTTATGTGATATTACATCCGCCAGTTCCACCCGCAGGTATGGCCGTTCTATGATTGTATCCGAATAATGCCTCTCCGCAAAATAGTCAGCCAATATAGCCGCCGTATCCACGTCAGCAGGTATTTCCCTGACAATCATTTCCGGTTCGGGCACTTCGGGACGTATCGTATCATGGCGGACAACCGTTTCCGGAACACGGACAATACTCCGGGAGCGGGAACCGAACCAATGTCCCGTCCAGCTGGCAAGAAGTGCGATAACCGCACATAGGAATATGCACTTAGCGTTCCGTCCCATCAACTTTCCTTTTGAATTTGTCCGTAACCGTCACCCATAATATTTCTACCTGTTTAATTAGAGTATCCTTCGGTTTTCCGTCAATAACGGCAAGGTTTTCCAATATGCTGGTCACATGCTCCACGCAGAACCAGGTCATGACAAACACTTTGGCGATGGAAAAGAATACGGTAGCCAGCAGCATGACAACGTCACCTTCCGCCATAACCTTGCTTTCCAAATAGAAAGAATGGATAATGTAAATGATGGCCAGCCAGATACACAACTTGATGATGCACCGGGAAAAGCGGAAAGATTCAAAACCTATGCCCTGAACTTTGCTTGCCCGGATACCCGTCCACATCTCAGAAACAATCGCTACCAACATGGCCATTGCCAGGACAGGAGTGATGCCTATGGATTCACTGACTATCGCAGTAACGGCACTGAAAGAAATAACCGGAAGCTGTAGGTTGTATTTGAAGCTCGGAGCTATCGAAAGGAAAAACTCCTTCAGTGAATCGTACCCGTAGGTACCAACGAATTTTGTAAGAAAACGTATCATATCTTTTTTCACACAAAGATAAGGTGTGGAGATAAGATAGGATAGGACATAAAAAAGGCTTCCAACCCGTGGAAGCCTTAAAGAACGTTGCATAATACGTCTGTCAAACAATAACTACACAACTTCCATTAATTCCTTTCCTATACGATGAAGCCCGTCAACAATACACTTTCTTCATACATTTAGATATTTAATTAATAACATACAACACCTATTCCTTAAAAGTAGCCAAACCAAAAATGAACGAATCTCCATAATATTCAGGTATCTTTTTCACTTTACATTCAATAAGTTTATCAATATTCCTTGATATTAGTGGCGCTCTACTAGCACACACATATCCTATGTGATAGCCATCAGTAGTTAGAACCTTAACTGCATAAGGGTCATATCTATTATCAGGTTCTTCTTCCAACTCTAAGTAATCTCCTTCCTCTAATCCGTACGCAGCATCTTGAGCGTCTTCATCAC